AAGCGGCCAACGCGGAGCACTTAGCTAAAGGTGAAAAGAACAAAGTCTACGCGCAGGTCGGCGCTGTAATTGATAAGCATGCGCCCGCGCTTCCATTGGTTGCGGGTAATGTCAATGCGCAGTATTCGACATTTAAAGAGGCGCACGGTACTGACCGCTTTAGTGCTAGCGACTGGCGCACGGCACGTTCCTTTATCAGTACACTGCGGCTAGATCATGAGAAAAACGGGCGCGAGGGCGTAGACTTCAAGACCATCTTGCTAGATGTTAAGCGCAATTGCATGAATTGGGAAGGCACGCAGAAACGTGAAAAGGCAATCGTTCGCGCTACTAAAGCAAAGCTAGTCAATCCTGCCGGTAAGCAAGCGGCTAAGCCATCGCGCAAAAAGGCAGCCACTAAAACGCTAACTAGTGCTATGTTCGATGAGCAGCTAAAGACGCTTATTGGTATTCATACTCAAATCACCGATAAAAACCAAAGCGGCGCGACTACCGCGTTTAAGAAGCATTGGACGCAAGTTCAAAAAGCATTGGCTAGATTAGAAAAAGTTAGAACTACTTACACCGCTTCATTAGCTAAGTAGACTAATCAGCTAGAAATTAAACCCCGCCATGTGCGGGGTTTTTTTATGCTCACAAAAAAATTTTTTGTGATAGTACCTATGATAGTAGGTAGATGATAGTAGCCTAGCTACTGTTCTACATAGCCTAGCTACTGCTTTGTGGTACAGTGTTATGTTTGCATAATACTGTTATGCTTTAATGTTACGCGCTATGCTGCTGATCTTACTCAGCAAACTACCTATTGTTACATTGTTACGCCCAAAAACTACTTACCCCCATCTTTAGAGAAAAAGAGCTTCTCTGCTCATGCACAAGCACACATAAAAAATAAACCCAAACATCGTCGTGTGATTCTAAAATTACGTAACAATATAACAATACAATACTATAAATAAATAAAGTCCACGCTCCACTAAGGACGCAGCCACTTTTCTATTGTTACATCACTACATAACAAACGTAACAAAGCAGCCCTTTTTCGTAACATTCCGACCTACACATTTTATCAAAATATATTACAATTAGCCTTGTGTTAACGTACCACAAAGTGATATCATCGGGAGATTTTGAAAATTTAAACTTTTTGAGATCAGAGAGTTAAAACTAAACGCACCACTAACAAGGTAGGTAAACCTACCTAGGAGAACAACAATGAGTATCTTTAAACACGACAAAGACAGACCTCTCATGCTACGCAACTTCCTCTACTTCATGGCTTTCATAGGTGCAGCGGTAGCAATCCCCGTCTTAATCTGGCTGATGACTGTAGCCATCTTCTTACTCTAGGAGAATAGAGCATGGAAACAAAAGACTATGAAGACATCAATGATGCAATTAAAGACTTGGAGAATTTCCGCGATTCTCTGCTGTTTATTGACGGCGATCTAACTGGTGATATTGACAGTGCGACATTTGCACCACATTACTACCTTACAGCCGTTGGCAACATAGAGGTGGCAATACACCAATTAAAACTAGCTTCTTTGTACTTAGCCAGAGAAAGAGCTGGCAACTTTTAACCCATTCACTAAGGAGAACAACAATGAGTCTTGAATTAATACTGGCGGCTACCATCGCCACTCAAATAATCATAGTGCTACGCATGCACCGACTGCGACTACGCATGGAACGATGGGAAGTGTTTATGTTCGATGTCATGCGCGAAGGTGCACCCAATATGTATAAAAAGTATAAGGAATGGGAGACACAACAATGTTCGGACAAATAACAGACTTACCATACTTAGGCAGTTACACAGACGCACTATTCCACTACGACTCAATCGTACCGCTACGGGGTAGCAACAACCTGCGGCCTATCTGCCGTACCCCAACTGGCAGACGCAAGAAGCAGTACCAGATACGAGTCAACAGCTATGATGATCCGAGTGTAATGTGCCAACTCTACAGCACCGACGTGCTTACCTTTCGCTCTAACGGTGATGTGATCTTTCATAACGGTGGTTACCCTACATCTACAACGCACGGCTTTGCCAATGCCATACTCTACTACGATGGTGTCTCTTTTGGCACACGCCAGAACCGTACTGAAATTACGGTAGGCGGTAAAGCTTACATCATAGAACCCTACCAATACTTTACTATACGTAAGAACAGCGACGGCAAATACGAAGCTGTCGATCCCAAGCCGCAGTACGAATACTATG